ATATATATAGTCCGTCGTACGCGGACATTTCCCCAAAAATGTCCGCGTACGGCGGACAGCACATTGCACAACAAAAGCGGTGTCCGCGAGGGAAAGACGCCGCTTTTGCAAACTATTTCATTGCATTTGCTTACTTTTTAATACTTATTACAACACATATGCCCGAAATTTTTATGCATTTTTCCTACTTGACAAGAACGCTTCACCCAACTAAAGTGTTAGTCTCGTCTAATTGTCTATACAATTCCACAAATATTCACGTTTTCCACCCGAATCTCGCACAATTCTCCCGAAATACTTACTCATTTTGCCCGAAAAGTGGGCAAAACGGCATGTTTGTCCGCGGGTCGCGGACACTTCCGAAACGGAAACTCACTTTAGTCTGCTAAAGTGTCCGCGGGTGACGGACAGTGCGTCCGCGCCTGCGCGTCCGTTCCGTCCGTTCCGTCCGCGCCTGCGCGCCTGCCCGTTCGGGGGCGCGTCCGCGGCCTGCCGACATATCATATGTGTAATGTTAGTTATCGCTTGTGATCGTGCGGTTGTCCGCCGATGACCGCCGGAGGCTGTAGTGCTTTGCGCGCCCTCCGGGTGACGGACACGGCGGACAGGGGACTCACTTTAGTCTGCTAAAGTGACCGCGTGGTAAAGACACACCTTTTCTTACACATATATTACTTTGATAATCAAACTTTAATATGGTACATGCAGACATTCAGGCCATGAGAAAAGTGTTGAATGTCTGCATTTATTTTCACTCTAAAAGAGTTTTGTTAAAGAATTCTACATTGTTACCGTGGGAAGATGAGTTTATATATTGTGTATCAAAAGTGAATGTTAGTATATCATCAACACTATTTTTATGGTTATTATCAAAAGTATTGTTAATAAAAATGATGTCGGCTTTAGGTGCATTGTTAGATTTATACATATTTAAGCATTTTGAATTTATGCCAGAAATTCTGCAATCTTTAACTATTAAAGATTGTTTTGGTTCAGCTACTGGTGATGTAGGGTAATTGCCATGGCATAAAAGGGTGCCCTGTGAATTTAATTTATTAGCATTATAAATATCTTCGTCAATAGACGTTAATAAGTCGCAGTTTAACAAGTAAATTGTATTATTTAATTGCATACCAGACCCAAACGCAGGAAACGTTTCGCTGTACATATAGCAATTTTCAAATAGAGAAGTTGTAAATTCGCCGTTAGTTACATCATCACAGTGAACGGCGTATGAACCGAGTGTAGTTAGCCAGGTAGGGTTACTAATGCCAGCTAGCACATCTTTTTTCCATGCTTCATGTCCAGTTCCGGTATCAGAAGAATATTTGTCAGCGGTTGCAATAAAAGATAAATTTGCTACATAGCAAGCACCTTGTATTCTTAACGGCGCATTGTTAAAGTGTGCAGTATCGTCTTGAATAACGCAAGTTTCTCTGTTAATTCCAATTAAAGAGACATAATGTTGACCTTTAATAAAAAGCACTTCTTTGTAAACGCCAGGAAAAACAAGAATTGTAATTGGGTTGTCTTTACTTTCAATCGCATAAGCGAAATTCAATGCAGCATTTATGGAAGTAAACATTTTAGAATTGTCTTTTGATACTGTTAATGTAGTAGAGTTGCTAATAATTTTAACATCGTACTCCTTATCAATACGTTTTGAAAAGCAGAAATAATAAGCGTTTTTTGGTATTGGTACAATAGTTTTATTATAAACAGAACTAAGCATAGTAAACTTACTATCATAAAATGAAACTGTGAATACATTATCATCTGATGGAGTAGTGTTGCAAATAATTGTGCCATTTAAAGCACGTAAGTAAGGTGAGCAGAAATATTTAGCGTTATGAGACAATTTGCCAGTGTCCCAATTTGCGTAATATTCAGTAACACGTATAGTTTGCGGAAGAATAATTGTGTTACTAAAAGCACCATGATAGAAATTAGTTAATAATTCCCTTTGTAGAGTATACATAGGATTTATGATAGCTTTGAGATATTTTTTAGATGTAACAATAGAATATCTAATAAAACGAGCGTCGTCAAGTAGATTAACTGATTTAGCATTGCTAGAATAATAACCATAAATAAATTCTTTGTTTTCATTGTAAACACATACAAATGTATCAATGCCGCTTTTAATTTGAAGTGATGTTCTAGGCGGAACTGCAATATAGTCGGAATAACTATAATCTTTATTGATATGAACAGCACCATCAGCGTCGATATAGTGTTCATCGGTAAAAGTAGTTCCCTCACCTAAGTTTTCTCGAAAGTAATTATAGTTTGGTGAGAACAAAGAAGAAAGTAATGAGCCGGTCATAAAGGCATCTGCCGCCGCCCCCAGTACCGACAACGATTTATCAACTGCCGGACTAGTCGGATTTGTAATATTAGCAGCAAGCCATTTCGTAGTTTCGTTCGAAATAGTAGGTTTAATAATATTTAGTAACGTGCCCTCACGCGTCATGTTATCCAGTTTTTTGTTAATTTCTTCCTGCACATCTAAGTTGTCAAAGTAAGTATTGACAAATTCATACAATTCTTTGTAGCTTTTTACTAGCGCATCCTGCGCGTCAAACATTTCTTTCACTGTCTTAAAAAGCACAACAAATTTATTTTCCAGACTCAAAGTCCCGTTGAAATCATACGGAATCCCCCGCACACTTGCGACAACCTCACAAGCCTGCGTAATCATCTGACCTAAATCTGGCAACGTAGGAAAATCTGGAATCGTTGGCTTATCTGCCATTGCTATCCCTCCTTAATACAATTGATAGAACAGTTCTCTGCAATCATCGCAGATACGTTTGTTAAGATTAATGATAGTATCTCGGAATCTCTGAATTTCCGCCGAATAACTACCGTCAAAACCCTCATCTTCAATTACATCATTGTTATCTGCATGATACGTGTCATTACTGTTGGTTTTTGTGGTATTCTCTCCATTGCTGACCGCACTGTTATGGATGGTATTCTGTCCCCGATCCATCGTAGACGCATAATTCGTTCCGGCAAAATTAATCTGCGGGTTGTCGGAATGGATATTTTGGGTATTGTTATTTGTATCGGCTGTCGTTGTGTTTTTCGCTGTGCTGTCTCCCGTGATCACACCTGTTCGCGTATCGTCTTTTGTACTCTGTACTTTCCGCGTACTCTTATGAGTAATCAGCGGGTTATACTCAAAAGTAATACTCCGGTACAACTGTTCATAGTACGGCATATTGACCGTAAGAATCTTTTTTAGATGATACTGAAATTCTCCGATCGTTTCTAACCCGATCTGTTCCCGAAAATACTGTAAACAGAATGTTTTTTCGAACGTAAGTTTTGCGGTTGCATATTCGGGAGCGGATGCATCGACATAAAACGGAAAGTCAAAATTGAAGATGATAGGAACGGCGGCTTCGATCATATGATCAATGGTCTGATTTTCAAGTGGGGAAATTACATGATCGGAAATAACCAACTGTTCAATGGTATTCGTCAATGTTTTTGTTTCGTAATTGTAACCGAGAAACATTATTCCACCTCACTTTCCGGCGTGTCGTTTCCGTTGTTTTCTTGTGTGTCGGTTTTGGCATTTGTAGTGTCGAAAACATCCGGTCGGTTAATCGGTGTTACCATCTTAGAATTAAAACGTACATGGATATTCAATCCATACATTTTATTGATCGCATCAAGTCCCCTCTGAATGGTAGCCAGATTTCCGTGTCTTGTCAACTCGATCTCTCCATCGTTGTAACTCGTTTCCGCGGAAACCAGCCGTTCCGGTTTTTCTACGCCGCTTGCTTCGATACCGAGATCAGCTAGACATTCTGCTACTTCTCTCTGTGCGGCTGTATCAAGTTCGTTAAAGATTGGCTGTACTTTTAAATCAATCGTATCAATTTGAATCTGTTTTCGCAGATCGTTTTTTGCTTTGATGAAAGGAATATTTTTTACCCACTTTTGAATAAAGTTGTCAATGGATAACTTCTGCGTAGAATCCCCGCTGATAACAACTGGCGTTCTCTGCTGAATGACGTTTACCCTTGTCGACGCTTTTTTCTCTGCTAGACTCTGCGAATGAAGAATAATACTGAGAATTTCCGGTACAGCAAAAGGTCTTGCGAAAATCAACGCGCTTTCTTCCTTGTCGGTCTGTTCATAATACTGTCCATTCATGGCGTACGCAATCCAATCGGTCGGGATACCATAAATATCAGGCTCACCTACCAGATTCACGCCGAAAACACCATACAGTCCGGTGATTGGCTCTTTTTTGAACAGGCACATTCCCTGCCATAATAGATAGGAGTTGAGCATCCGCGGCGGAATCTCATCCGGTAAACCGTCATACTCATACCGCGATAATGCCAGATTGACAAACTTGTCAAAAAAGTGCCGGAAATACATTTTTTCTTCCGGTGACGTATTCGGGTTGCTTTCCCAGTGTCCCCACACTTCCTTGTTACTCACCCGATACGGGTTATTATACATGACATCACCTCCTTAATCATTGGAAAGACCATAGTTTCCAACGTCATCCGTGTGCCAGAACGTAACGCCGCGGTTAAACATTGCTTGCAAAAAGTTGATATCATCTGTAACGCACGCGCCATGTAATCCGCAATTAACCGTTTTGACAAAATTCCAGTTTGACCGCCCTGTAATATTAGGTACTTTAATTTTGTGCGTTGCATATCCGTACATGGTAAAAAAATCGTCGATCGTTTTCGCCATCTGAGCGGTTACACTCATCACATGACAGTAAACTTGACTGCCGAACAATGCGGTGGCAACATAACTTCCAGATGAATTACCTTTTGCTGTCGGTGGAATCAAATCATGACTTTCTTTTTGTGCGTTAATGTTTTCGTTCAGTAGATAGGTTCCGGTTGCCGCGGTATAAATGCTTTCAACGCCAGCAGCTAAATTTCCGCTTAATGCTCCGACTAATCCTCCTGCTAAATTTCCAATCTGCGATATTGCATTCTGCTTTTTGGAGTAGTCCCATAACGGACTAGACTGTGCGAGAAAAGCCTGATAGCCGTCATTTGTCCATGCACACTGTGGGAAATTATTGATGATAAAACCGTATGGGGATTTTGACCCACCAGTACGTTTATATTCACGCGGAGCCACAAAGATTGCCGGAATATTAAACATAACGCCATACACCTGCATGGTTAATGCTCCATTTTTACCGTATTCGAAATTAAAAGTATGCTGTATTCCCGAACCATCGTTGACCAGACAATAACAATAGGGATACTGATATAGTTTATTATTTTTCGGGATATAGCCGTCAAGTGCATCCGGTTGAACGGTTACTTGTGTATAAGCAGATGCATCTGTCTGGAAACAAGCTTCTGGTGCTTGATATACATTAACAATCGCATCTCCGTTTCCGCTTTTGACGTAATTCTGGATAACTGTGATTAAGTCCGTATATTTTGTTTTCCGAGTAAATGTCAACCCAGATAAAATTCCCTGATTGGAAATGGGTATAATATTTGTTCCGTTTTCGTCTGCACTTGCACTCAAACAATACTGCATCGGGCCGAGATTCAAAAGTTTCAGTTCGCTCGGATTGTCCACGTATTCCCCTGTTTCCAGATTTTCTGGCACTAAATTAATTCCGGCATAATCAGCTTTTTTGTCAATATGTTCCCGTTCTACATAACACGGCTGTAATGTAACTTGATAAAAACTATTCTGGAACCGATCGGGTTCGAAATAAATCTTAAAACTTCCGTCACTCAACCATTCTACACGCGTCACAAAACCGAAATACCATTCTTCCGTATAGGGTTTATTCTGGAACGCAATATAATTGCACTTTAAAAATTCGCTCTCATTCCCTTTTCCCTTATACGTCAGTTCGCCCCATCTCACGGGCGCGGATTGCTTAAAAATATGGATTGCTTTTTCTCGTACATGAGCCAGACAGCCAGCTTTTCCATTTTCATAATAACGCACATGTTCATAGTCATTTCCCCATTCAATCCCACTTGCTAAAATTACTTCCGTCTGCGGGGAAACCGCCGCCACATTTTCCTGCGGCGGCATCGGAATGAAATTATCCATGGTTCCTCCCTCTTACTTAATCGGTCGTAAAGTAAATGGTTGCCGTTTTTTTAGAATCGAATCGGCTGGTAATCACAACCCGCACACTTGTTTTGTTGTTTGCTTTCTGCTTCAGATTCTTTTCGTCTTTTGCAATCCGAAGAATGGTTGTTCCCGGAATAACAAACGTATCAGAGGAAGAGTTACCCTCTACTTTTACGTCAATTGCGTTATCGGCTACTCCATTAGCAGTAATAGAAAAATTGCCGCCGAAATCTACATCTGTTCCGGCTTTCACCAGTCCCACGTCACTTGCGGTAATGGAAGAAACAAGAACCGTCTCGGTCGTAAAGACGATGATCGGATAGAACAGGGAATAAGAGAACATCTCTTTCACCGTGTACGTGCTGTTCCATCTCAGACCCCGGTTTACGTTATCCTGTACCATCATGCGATACTGTTCGCGGATTTTGAAGAACCGCTTGTCAACCAATACTGCTACAATACCCTCATCATCGTTAAAGTTATCAATTAAAACCTGCTGTGCTTTCGGAATCATCCGATCGAGATTATACGCGCTGGCATAACTGTCAACATTCATCGCGGCTTTGGTATCCGGGTCAACAAACAGAAGAATGGTGTCTTCTTTTGCCGCCGATGTTGCGCCGGCGAAATTGTACAGCGGGTTCGGAAACTGAATTTTGTCAATGTAGGACTGAATTTGTTTCGCCAGTGCGTTCGCGGATGCTTGATCGGTAACCGCATCCACATGAACCGGATAAATCTGGCCAGCGCGCTTTGCGGATGCGATCAACTCTTTCGCTGTCGTAAATTCATCCCAATTGCAAGCGGAAACGACACTTTCCACTTTTGCCTGCACCAGACTTCTGAGTCCGTAATCATCGAGAAACGCGCCGCGCATATCTTCAAACCAGATTGTCACCGGGTAATCGTTATTGAAGTTGATTACATGATACAGAGCCATAATGTAGCTGTCATAAATGGCGGTCGCATCTTCGATGCTGATATTGGCATCGTGCGCGTAACCCTGTGCAAAATTTACGTAGACTTCCTGTTCTCCATTACCAAACGGCATGGCGTTACTGTTCAGCACACGCAGAGGATTGCGGAACGCTTCGGTACTGATGGACTGACTGGCAATCAAATTTACAAGTGCCGGAACCAATTCGTTCCGCGCCATTGGGTTGTAAGGGTCGGTTAATGTTTTCGCAATATCGGCAATATTGTTTCGCGTTGCCACAGGAACTCTGTCACGGTAATCAACACTCATCGTCTGCCGAACGGCGTTCAGCATATTAATATTGGTCATATCTAATTTTTCTGCCATTGTTTCACTCTCCTTTTCCGCTCAGAATGAGCTGAGACATATCAAGATCGTTGATACTTGTTGCGGTGTCTTCTGCTTCCGGCACTTTTCCGCCGAACTCGGTTACTTTTGTGATACTTCCGCCGTGGGAAAGATCAGACCAGCGGCTTTTGATTTCAGAAACGGCGGTATCATACTTTCCTTTCAGTTCGTCCCGTTCTGCGACCAGCGCGTCACGTTCGGACATCAGAGATTCGATGTCGGTATCTTCGGATTTGATTTTTTCGCTGATGGCGGCAATCGCATCGCCATGCGTTTCGATGTTTCCAATGTCGGCAACAATTTCTGTCCAATACTCTTCTAGTGTCATTTTAAAACCTCCTTGTTAAATTGGGATATAACCAGATAGGCATTTTATGCCTTTTTGGTTTCATGGGATGGGGCGGTTCAGGCGGCTCGGGTTGCTCGCCTTTTGCCAAGTACCGATATACCATCACCGCGTTGTTCAAACGTTCGGAATCAGATAAATACCGATTCCCAACAATCCATCCGGTAATTGCAGAATCTTTCGCGTGTTCCGAAATAAAATTGAAACACGCATGTGCCTTTTCCTGCCGGAACGCAAGTGTTCCATCGTCACGAATTCCCTCCCATCCTCTCATATAGGCGGAAGTCAGTGCGTTCAGATCGGTGCTGTCACTGTGCAAAAATGCTTGTAGATTTTCGTAAGCACTAGCGTCTCCGACCGAATACCAGACATTCTCATAAATCAGATATTCTAACTGCGCGTTACCATCTTCCCGGCTGTACCCGTTGGAATCTAACCATTGGAACAACCGCGTCCGGCGGTCGGTAGAGGAATTATCTGTCCACTGACCCAATCCATAGCCGGGCGAGCCGACAATCGTACCTTGCCACAACCCGGGGTTTACGGTTGACTCCTGCCAGAAATTGCCACAGATAGCGGCAATCACATACTGGCTGATATTGCTTTCTACCTCAACCGGATACCGATAAAGATACGTCCACGCGCTATAGGGAGACACAAACGTATTAATGGATACCTGTCTTTCCAGCGGGTAACTATCGGTGTGCGCTCCCATCGTATACCCGCCACCGTCAGCGGGATTGTAAACCATTTCGGTGTGACCGCTCCTCCATAAGATATCACCTTTTTTCCATGGCTGATTGGCTGTACCTTTTTGGAATCCAGCACCGATCAAATATCCGTCCATGCTCCGAGTGGTAAACCATGGGTTAGATGCTAAAAACCCGCCGACCGTACAACAATAACTCATGAGGGACGAACAATCATAGTACGTAATACCTCCTACGGTCTGACCCTCACGATACGTTTGGGAATATCCAACGTTTGGATTGTTACAAATCTCGATACAGGTATTGTAAGCAAGCGTCAGATCAGCCACGGGTTAAACCCTCTTTTGCTACGTAACCAGTATAGACGATGCAATTTACTACGGCTTTCACAAGATACCATTCTCCGGTATAATACCCGTAGTTTCTAACACTGGTTCCGGTCGGCAACGTCAAGATGACAGTTTTATTCATCCCTGCGCCAACGCGCAGATTGTAGCGATCATGGGTATGATACGCTCCGGCGATTCTTCGGTCAAAACGACGCGCGGATTCTATCTTGACGCAACTTTCCATGACGTTATGCGGCTTTTTGTCGACGGCTCCTGCATACCGATAGTGAACGGTATTTTCATACGGAAGATCGTAATACGACCTGACACAGATTTCTTTTCCGGTCTGATCTCCCGTCTGACCATCAATCCCGCCGTTTTCCGACTGGCTGGCGTGGACGATGCGGTTCGCGTCAACCGACATCGTGACATGATGACCAGCCGCAAGGTGGATATCACCGCGTTTCCATGGTGTACCGCATTTCACAAAACCAGCGTTTTCCAACTGTTCGCCGAGGTTTCTTGTTGTGCTGTAAATGCTGATCGGAAAACCAGCCTTTGCAAGTGCCGTCCCGACAAAAGAGGAGCAGTCATAATCGGGACTGTTCCGGTGTACCTGTGAATACCCGTGCCGATCATCGGCGGCGATTTGTTCCGCCCATGCAACTGCGTTTTCGATTTTACTCATTCTTTCCACCTCCTAAGTGCTGGCAAAGTGTATTAATTGCAGTCGTGTTTGCTTCTACACTTTTTCGCAGTTCTTCCATCTCTTCCTTGTGTGCGTCTTTTTCTTTCACCAGATACCAGAAAAGTGCGCCGCAACAAACAATTGGAAAACCGAGACTTCCAACTAACTGCGTTACCATCGTTACATCCATGTTTCTACCTCCTTATCCTGCCATTTTAACCAGTCCTCAATTTCACTTAATTTATCACACATGATAAAGTTATGTATGACTCTGACTGGCGATTTCCCATTATACGCGTTACCATCCATAAAAAAGAAATCCCACAAATACCGGATGTGAGACTCGTAATTTTCATGAGGGACAATGATCAGCGTGTCTTTTTCGTCCGCTTTATAGCAGACCGTATAAGCAAGATAAGCATTTTCTTTTTTCATCATGCCGACAATCATATGGAAAACAATATTTGCCATCTTTGCTCCTTTCTTCCTGTCCTAAAACAAGGAAACCTTTTGACCTGCCGAGGACAGGGCGGTTTACTCAACCGTGGCAACCCCTTTTAAAAGGTTTCCCCGTATTTTCATGATACAACTTTGTTATCCGGATGTCAAGTACATTTGTCCGCCGCCCACGCACTATTTATAAAGATCAATCCCGAGTAACTCAACCGCCATATTTTTGCTGTCAAGATCGTCAAAGCGCAGATATGCTTTCCGATACGCGTCAACCAGATTTTCAAACAAATAATCGTAGTGTTCCAACATCACGGTGTTCTGTGTATGATCGCCGTCACGGAACACAGCAACAAAATTACAAGACGGGTTATAGTTGTGCGTGATATAGATGTACCCCTCTTCGTAATACTCATATACCCCATAACTTTTTCCGCTGTGTTCGATCGTAAACAGATACCGCGACCGTCCGGTCGGCTTCTGCACAAACACAGCATCGTCAATCAACATCTGATCGCCGACGCTCATGCTCTGCATATAGTGACCACCGCGGAATGCTTTCAGAGCAGGATTTTCCCACATCGCCTTACTTGCGCTGTCATTGTGGGTAAATTCACATACAAAACCACTTCCATGCATCATTTTTGTTTCTTTCTGATAGCGCTTGTGGATGCCGAAAAATACAAAATAGGGATTGAGCAACGAAATATTATTGGATGCCATAATCAGTTTAAACCATCTTGACTGACTTCCATTTCCACGGCTGATCGTCATCAACAACGACTGCATGATTTCAGATTCCCCTTTTACGTACTTTCCGCTTTCCGTGCAAAACTCGTCAAAAAACAAAAAATAAATATCCCGAAAATACGGTGACAGTTTTTTTACACTGTCCATCTTACTTCCAAAACTAAACGCGCATCCGAATGGCACACCGTCCAGAAAATAACGCACGACATTTCCGTTTTTGTCCAGATTTTTATAGGTAATTACACTCCCTAATTTTGGATACATTCTTAACATATCTTCATACATGGCCGCCGCTCCCGTCATCTCCCCTTTTGTCCGGAAAATCCATCCCGTCTGCAATCCGTACTCGTTACACAAGATACAGCTTGCCGCGGCAAACGCACTGGTTTTTCCGGCACTTCTGTTGGAACACGTAATTGCGACGCCAGCGAAATCGCCGTCCAAATCCGGCTCGGTAAATAACCGAATCGGATTGTAGTACTGAATCGGAGTGCCGTTATCGTCGACCGCTTCAAATTTCACATCATATTCATCGAAAAGTTTTTCCCATGGAATATCGTTCCAAAAAATCATGTTCCCTCATCCTTTCTTCTTTTTCACCCCCGCCAGTTCCCCGCCAGTCTCTCCGCAGTCAATCGTACGTGAATCGCACGATGATCGCCCGTTTTGCTGGCAGATAGACGGCGGTGAAAGGCAGAGCTTCGCTAAATAACAAAAGAGCTACGCGGAAAACGTAGCTCTCTTACACGTATGGAGTTTTTTCACACAAGATAGTAACAATCAACTACAGGTCTTATCATACTCATGGTACCGTCCGCCAGTCGGCGCGCGTATTGCGTTCATGTATTTAAGCGAACGGGTTGAATTTTGCCAGCTCACCGAACTTATGGACGTTTACGGCGGAAAGGTAGGCCGTGAATCCCTTGTCGCGGCGGTATTTGCTTTCTCCGATGGAGATGAAGAGGTCAACGACTGCGCCTTTGCCGAGTTCGTCAACGCTGGAAATGGTGTCGCTTTCGACGCCGTCCTCATAAAAGTCAACGCGGTAATTGGTCTGCGCTTTTACGTAGAGACCAGATGCGTCACTTTCTTTCGCCGGAATCCACTTTGCTTCTGCGGCGGCATCCTCACCAAACTCTTCGATCATTTTTTCGAAGATGGCTTTCTGCTGGTCTGCTGTGATCGAAGCAGAAAGAACGCTTTTGCCGTCCTCTTCTTTTGCGTATTTTACGGTAACGTTGTTCAGGTTCATTTTTGCTTTGCGCATGATTTTTCTTCTCCTTTTGATTCAGTTGTTTGTTATGCAGAACCGCGGCGCTTTGCTTTGATCGTTGTCTTATCTGGCCACTTCCAGACCGCGGGTTGTGCCTGATTAATCGTCAAGTCTTTTTGCTTCGGCAAAAAACTGTTCGTCCGGCATCTCGTGGCGGGCGGATACGGTATCGGTTAATACACAGATGAAATCCTCCGGAAAACCAGCGCCGGCAACAGCAGCGGTTTTTGCTTTCTGCGATTTCAGTTCTTCTGTAGTACTAAAAGAGCCGGTCACCTGTTTTGTGTTTCTGTCAATGACAGAGTAGATAAAATTTTCGATTTTTGTTCTAACCATTTTTTTCTCCCTTTCTTTATGTGGTATGAGTTCTTACAAGTATTATAATAGCGCGTTTCTTGCAGAAAGTCAATAGTCAAAAGAGAAAAATATAGAAAATATCCAAAAATAAAAGCAGGATGGAAAGGTCGAGTTCTTCCTCATGTAACGCCCAGATCGTTGCTAATACTAAAAACATAAAAAACACAAAATATCTCATATCGTCTCCTATTCCGGTAACACTCCGTCTTGAGAGGTTACCAATAATTCATAGTATTCATTCGATACACCTATGGTATAAGTGGTATCAAGGATGCCAATGTTACTAGCTGTTAAAATTTCTTCCCCGTTTACTTTGATGTAATGGGGTTTCGAGTTGTTAAAGCAACTGATTGTCCGGCCGACATTTTCCATCCGGCGGCAGAGACGGAAATTATGGCAGCACTTTAAGTTTTCCGCTCCCAGTTTCTTATTCATGCCGGCGACCGTAGACGTAAAACGCACGGGGTCTTTGCCAGATTGCGCCGCTTTTTCGTCCCATTCCACGCCGCAGTATTTTTTCGCGCCGAGGGTCTTAAACTGGATATACAGATCATCCATTTCCCAGACGCCGAGAATGTAACGGGTGTCACCAACGGCACAAAACGCCGGAATGTCGTTATCAATCGCACGTTTTTCCAGTATTTTGTTTTTGGCTTCAAACTCTGGAATGTGGACGTCCGGATGTAAAAACTTGATACTATCGGTATCGCAGTAGACGGCATCCATTCCAACTAAGTCCAGCATATCTTGTAACTGCTTTCTTGCATGGGCGGTAACGTAGATTCCCCATTGATAGTGCAAAAAGCTGTTTTTTCCCTCGTAGTACGTTTTCAGTGCTTTTTCCGCATCTGCTTTTTCCCGATGCCATTCACCCGTAAAAGCATCCATCTCCCATTCGTCCTGCAAAAGATCGGTCACGCACATTCCGAATGTACTGTTTAATTTGTTCTTAGATTTCATATACTCATACACTTTATCGGGGTTCCCTTTTAACCGGCTCTTTGCGATAAAAAACGACATCATCGTTTTACGCATACTGTCCGGTAATTTGCCTCGCGCGGCTACGTAGCACTCCGAGACGGTAAAGAAATCATAGTCGTATTGATTTTTTATGATCGACAAGTCAATTTCCGTCATTGCGATTTCACAGCAATCGATAGAGAGGACGCGCCCATTATCAAGCACACAATCTTTCCCGTGTTTCTGGCACTTTGACAGCGGGATATACGGGACGGGGATGTTTTCTTTGATACGCAAGTTGTCAAATTGTACCCGCATCATAACACAGCGGGTGGCACACAAGTTGTCAAACTGTTCCTGCGTTGTGATCTCAACCGCCCGGAACGCACTCATGGGATAATACTCAGTCGCGATCTGCGCCGGATAGCTGCTCGAAATATCCATACTACCCATAACGATCGCAGATTCACCTTTTTTCGCCGTGATCGTGTGCCCAGCGTGGAGGCGGTTAGCGTGCGTGTTGCCGCCACGGAACGCATCTTTGCAGAGCTGGTACTGCGGTAACGTCAAAGCCAGATCGGCAAATACTCCCGGATAATAACCGCTATCTGCCTGCATGGCACGGCGGAACTCGCGGCGGACGTAGCCAGTGGATGTAAGGGGGATTTCTGCTAAGTTGTCCTCTTTCCGTAAGGAGCGGATGCATTCACACAAACCTCTTACGTCATTGTAGCAATAACCCTGTTCAGTTTCCGTTAGTGGTGTGGTTGGTGTACGTAGTTTTTTGTAATCATAAGTATCAACCAGCTTATAATGGATGACCCCCTCACTGTTTTCGCAGAATTTCGCTAAACTCATGTTGCTGAGAAAATACGAGCAACGAAACTCAATCCCGTATTTGTAAGCGTAGCACTTCATAACTTTATGCGCATCACGCGCAAAGATTTCATCACATTCAATAAAATCTTTCATAAACTGAAATTCATACGAAAGATTATGAACGTAAACGACTGCGCGTTTTGTATCAGATGTTTTCAAATACAAATGTAAACACTCACAGAAACGAATAAATTCATTCCATGTACGGCCAAAACACACGGTATCTTTGATACAAAACTGCCATTGATACAGAAAGGCAGTTCCTTTCACCACTTTTTCGCCTGTTTTATGATAGCGTTCATAATCAAGTTTTTCTAACGTAGTTGTTTCGATGTCGAACGCCATTTCCACATCATAATAAACGATAGGTTTTTTCTTTCTTCCGCATTTGCGGCATTCGCGCAAAGTCTGGAAATCGGAAAATGGAAAATCATGAACGGAATAAATTGTTTCACGTGATACTTCTTCGTTTCCGTTTACGATAACAGGGATATCCAATTGATACATGATAGCACCTCACTTTAATTTAGTTCTATTCTTATTAAAAAGTTCTTCCTCCGTAATATATCCATCAAGAAATTCCTCATACTCTTCCAGAATATCTTCGAATTCAATTCCGCTATCATTTAATTTCGAAATAAAATCATCAATAATCTGATCGGATTCCAACTGCTTTCTCAGATTCTTTTTGTATATATTAGAGTTAAGAAAAAGATACAAGTTTTTGTAGTTATCTTCTGTTACTTCTCCATCAATTTTATTCTTTGACTTGTCAAAGCGTCTCTGTAATTCTGCGATTCGATATCCCTCAAGCGTTGTTTCGGGTGAATTCAGAAAAGCGATCATGGTATCCCATTCTTGCCGGATGGCTGCATCCGAACGTTTTACGCCTTTTAAGAAACGGTTTTTTTCCCGTCCCTGTGACGCAAAAAATTCTTTTACGCGCCCGTACTCCCACTGGTCGCGCGCGTGTATTTTTTCCAGTTTGGCAAGGCGGCTATTTGCCGCCTGCGCAACTTTAGGTAATTCGCGTTTGATCTGCTCAAGGGAAAGATCAAGTTCTTGATAGATGCTATAGTCTTTTGAGTTCGGCATTATTCGCACCCCCTTATAAAGATTCGCAATTTATCAGAAATAATATCGAAACCTATTACTTCTTCTGACAAATAATTTTCTTTTTTTGTAGTATATGCTTTTGTACAATCAATTTCAAAATTTCTAACTAATACGCGATGCTTTTCATGAAACACCGTAACAATGGCGTAAATTTCGACTTCTATGCAAACATTGCCGCAATACAATTTTATAAAATCTACTACTCTCACTGTGTTACCTCCTTAATAATAACACGTTTCTTTGTTTCCCGCTTTTGAGTACAACGGACACAACGTACAGTTATCGTTATCGGAACAGATAACGGAATGTTTGATTTCAATGTAATAAGTTATGTAAGCATAACGAGTGCTTGCGGAATTGTTGGATTTTACAGTAAATCCAACGCCAAAACGCCCTTTATATGGTAGCGGGTTATAGGTTGCATTTTTACGGATGTAGCCGTTTGTCATAGACGAGTGAGAATAAGCATACACTTTAAACTCTGCCCCTACTTTTCTTGTTACATAGAACGGAAGTTCAGCAACGTTATTTTGCATTTTAACAAGTTCTTCATACGTCATTTTTTGATTCATTCTCATTATCCTCTTCCTCCCGTATTGCCGATAGGCTAACAGATGTTAAGTATTACTTGGAACTGTACAGCGGCGATTCATGATATAACTCTCTAAAAAGATCGTCATATGTTACCCACTTAGTAAGGCATTTTTCCACTGGCATGCTCTTTTGCCCGTATACATTTTCCATTATTTTGACCATATCCCATGACTCATTGCATTTTTCATTTAATACGGTTTTAATTTCTTCTACTGTCATTTAATTTTCCTCCTTTTGTATGATTGGTTTTCCTTGTTTCTGATATTACAATACCACTTTTCTAGAAAAATGTCAATTCTTTTTCTAGAAATTTCTAGAAATATCATTACACACATATTCACGCCGCGCCGTGTCCGTCACCCGGAGGGCGCGCAAAGCGCTACAGCCTCCGGCGGTCATCGGCGGACAACCGCACGATCACTTTAGCAGACTAAAGTGAGTCCCCTGTCCGCCGTGTCCGTCACCCGGAGGGCGCGCAAAGCACTACAGCCTCCGGCGGTCATCGGCGGACAACCGCACGATCACAAGCGATAACTAACATTACACATATGATATGTCGGCAGGCCGCGGACGCGCCCCCGAACGGGCAGGCGCGCAGGCGCGGACGGAACGGACGGAACGGACGCGCAGGCGCGGACGCACTGTCCGTCACCCGCGGACACTTTAGCAGACTAAAGTGAGTTTCCGTTTCGGAAGTGTCCGCGACCCGCGGACAAACATGCCGTTTTGCCCACTTTTCGGGCAAAATGAGTAAGTATTTCGGGAGAATTGTGCGAGATTCGGGTGGAAAACGTGAATATTTGTGGAATTGTATAGACAATTAGACGAGACTAACACTTTAGTTGGGTGAAGCGTTCTTGTCAAGTAGGAAAAATGCATAAAAATTTCGGGCATATGTGTTGTAATAAGTATTAAAAAGTAAGCAAATGCAATGAAATAGTTTGCAAAAGCGGCGTCTTTCCCTCGCGGACACCGCTTTTGTTGTGCAATGTGCTGTCCGCCGTACGCGGACATTTTTGGGGAAATGTCCGCGTACGACGGACTATATATAT